GTTTAATAAAAACTATGGTTTCAGGTGCTCATGCCGCGTCAAAGTTTTCACAAGCACAAAAGCAGTTATCCCAAGCAATTCAAAGAGGAATAGGCGGAGTTAAGCAATTAAAAGGAGCAGACTTACAATTAGCATTTTCAGGGTACTTAAGTGAAGCTCGTTCACAATTAGCTGGTCAAAAAGAGAATCTTATATCAAAGAATCCTGGCCAAGACTTTAGTTTTGATGCGGCTGGTGGTGCGAAATTTACAGATAAGAAGACTTTCTTTGGATCCAGCATTGGTACTGCGGAACAGATGGAAGAGCGAAAAAGATTAAAAAAACAAGAAGCCAAAATAGAAAGTACTATTGGCGGATTGAAAAGAGGCGAAAGAAGAGGCCCAGGAGGTATTCTTCCACCACTAGCTGGCGGTTATTTTGATCAATTAGAAGAAGTCAAAAAGAAACTTCTAGAAAATGAAAAGGTAATACAAAAGACAAATGAACTTCTAGGCGATACTTTAATTGCGTATAATAACAAACTAGAAATTGTTAAAAATGCAGAAGCAGTAGAAGCTAGAATAAATCTTATTCAATCAGATGAATTAGACTTAACCAGAGCGCTAATGAAGAATAAGATGAAAGCTGCAAACGCTGCTTATGGTACTGTTGCAGAAATTAAGAAAAAACAAATAACTATTAAACAAGAAGCCCAGTTACTAAAACTAGAAAAAGCAAGACAATCAGTAATGAGTGCGCAATTAATGCTTGTAATGGCTAGAGACGAAGTCTCCACTGGTGAAGGAGGAGAAGGTGACGCCCAGAAGATAGCGGGAGCTGAAGAAGGTCTCAGACAAGCAAATGAACTATTAAGAATCGAAAGACAACTTACGGATAATGCAGAAAGGCAAGCAAGAGATAGTAGAGCAGCAGCACAGACAAAAGAAGATCAAGTACGTAGCAGTGAAAAATTAGTAAGATTAAACTTAAGAATAGCAGATGCGAGTGAAGAAGCAAAAAATCTAAGTAATGATTCTCTTTCTTATGAAGAAGACAGATACGCAAAAATGTATACACTAATGGTACAACATTATAAAAGAGATGTTCTCCTTAATAAACAAGCCGCAGCTCAAAAAGCAATAGATAACTATGAAGCAGAGCACGGTAAGGTCGGAGCAATGACTAAAGGTGTAATAGTAAAAGTAGGCGGAAAAGTAGTAGATAATTCAGGTGGTGAATACGATACCGATGTCAATGCTAAATTTTCTATTGGTGATGTTGTGGGAGACTATACCGGAGATGAAGAAAAGCTAGGAAGAATGAGAACTACTCTTAAAGATATTGGATTTGAAATTTCAAACCTAGACACCGTTTTACAAAACTCTAGAGAAGGAGCTATGGATAAACTTCTTGGAAAGGGGTTCATTGGACTGATGAATAAGGGACGTACAGATTTTAGTGCACTTTTTGGTGGCGGATTAGATATAAATCCTGCTAGTCAAGAGTATAACAAACAACTAAAGAAACTAGGTGTTGGAAGTGACGCAGGACTCAAGAAAGCTCTAGAGACGCAGATGAAAAGCGACACCATCACGACTAGTCAGGGATTCATAGATAGTACCGATAAAGAGAAGTTCTTTGAAGATAATATGAAAACACTTAAATTAACTGTTGAACAAAGCGACGAACTAGAACAGAATTTTAAACAAGCTAAATTAAACTTAGCCGAAGCAGCAATTGAAACTAAAAATCTTGCAATTGAAACTGAACTTGCCCAAGGCATAGCAGATACTTTGTCTAATGGGTTTACTTCTATGTTCCAGGCACTAATCGATGGAAGTAAGTCATTTAAAGATTCCATGAAAGACCTTGCCAAATCAGTACTAGCAGACTTAGCAGCAATGTTTCTTAAAGCAGCAGCTTTAAAAATGATGATGGCTTTTATGCCTGGGGGCTCTACTGTAATGAGTATGCTACAAGGTGGTAGGTATGGTGGAGAAATGACAGGCGGAAGCAAAGGGTATGCATATGGCGGAGTTGCAGACGGACCGAACTCAGGATACATGGCTACATTACACGGTAGAGAAGCTGTAGTTCCATTAGGAAATGACAGAAGTATTCCTGTAGAAATGCGAGGCGGCGGTGGCGGTGGTAATACTGTTAACGTTAGTATTAATATGAGTGGCGGTGGCGGTTCATCAGTAACAGGTGACGGAATGCAAGGACTCGGAAGATCAATCGGCGGGTTAGTACAACAACATTTACAACAAGAAATGAGACCAGGTGGACTATTAAATCCTCAAGGTACAAAAGGTAGAGGATAATGGCACTAGGAATAGCAACAAACACAATACAAACAGGCGGAGGCACAGTTTCTGCAGGTACAAATATAACAGGTTTTAGTGCAAAAGTAGGGTACGATAGAGGAATACAACAGAGTGCTAAGCCTCGAGTACTAAAAGCACAATTCGGCGATGGCTATGAAATGAGAGTTAGAGACGGTATAAACAATACTCCTAGAGAGTGGGGAATGTCATTCAATAACAGAACTAAAGAAGATATAGATAAATTATACAAATTTATGAATACTCTTGCAGAAGTAGATACTGCAAAACTAACAGTACCTAATGCAGTTGATGGCGAGGAGACTGTCACAGTTATACTACAAGGGTATAGTAGAGCTTTAACATACGATAATTATTATACTTTAGTTTGCACAGCAAGAGAGGTTTTTGAAGCATGAGCCAACCAATCGTAGGTACTAACAATTCGTTAGTAAGTGACCTACAGAATCAATCCCAATCAAGCGGTTTAATAACCGTTTTTGAAGTCTTACTACCTGATAGTGATATTGGGGGTGCTGGTGTGGATAAGCTATACTTTCATGACGGCTCAAATGGGGCAGCAGATATAACATGGTACAGCTTATTGGACGAAGATAACTTTGGCTCAACAACTTCTGGACATTACGGACAACAAACTTATAGTGCGTTTCCAGTAGAATCAGAAGGCTGGGAAGTAAAAGGTTCAGGTTCTTTAGCACGACCTACAGTTAGATTTGCAAATATAAATCAGTATTGGAGTGCTAACTTAAGTAACTTTGATGACTTAGTAGGAGCAAGAGTAATTCGTAGAAGAACTTTAGAAAAGTATTTATCAACTAATCCTCCTGTAGAATTTAATCGAGATGTATACTATATAGAGCGTAAAGCGGCAGAAACTGCTATAATGGTAGAATTTGAACTAACAAGTGCATTTGACGTACAAGGTGTAAAGTTACCTAGGCGACAAATTATTGCAGCACGCTGTCCTTGGAAATATAAAGATAGTGACCAAGGTGGTTGTGACTGGGCATCGGATAGTAGACCCACTAATATCACAGGCTTAGCTTCAGGTACTCCACTTTACTTTGATAAAGATGACAATAGAGTTAATAGTTTTAGTACTTGGTCAGGACAGTTAAGCACGGCAAGTAATTTTTTTGGAACAGCTTCGTACAGCGTAGGAGACTACGTAGAATATCAAAGACCCTTAGGTGGATTGGTAGGCGTAACTCGAGCTCAGTCTGGTACTAATAATGTTACTTTTACTGTTGCCGCAGGTCATGGAGTTACTACTAGTGATACCGTTCTTGCAAAAGGGTTTACACAGGACTTTAAAGCAGTACCCCTAGATGTAGATAATGTAGGTACTACAACTATTAGATGTATAATACCAGTAGGTAGTTCTTTTAATCTATATGACGATGGCAATACTGTTGGATATCTAAATCAATCTAGAATTACTTTATATAGATGTATAACAGCTCATAATGTTGCAGCTTCAGATACGGCTGATGATGTTATAAGACCTACTAATATTTCATATTGGGAATTTGGAGATGTGTGCGGTAAGAGATTAAACTCATGTGCAATCCGTTACGGACACGAACCAACAACACCAAATGGAATAGCAAGAATAAAAGTAGATATGGTAAATGGAGTAGCTGGTGGAGGAAGTGGGTATACAAGTGCTCCTTCTGTGTCCATTTCAGGTGGCGGCGGTACTAACGGAGCCGCGACAGCAACAGTATCTGGTGGCAAGGTTACTAAAGTTACAGTAACGAATAGTGGTTCAGGGTATACTTCTACTCCGACAGCTAGTTTAAGTGGCGGAGGAGGCTCAGGAGCAGCCTTAACCGTAGAATTAGGAAGAACAACAAGAAATGTGGCGCTACCATTTGGTGGTTTCCCAGGAGCAGCATTGTATTAATGATTGAATCAGTACTAGAAGATATAAAACAACACGTATGGTCAGAGGGAGATAAAGAAGCTTGCGGACTAATTTCAGTAAAGCGTGGACGAATAAAATGGACTCCCTGCGAAAATAAAGCAGAGACTCCAAAGAACGATTTTATTATCGACCCTTTAGACTATAAAGCAGTAGCAGATAATGGAGATATTATAGGCGTGGTACATAGTCACCCTTACGGCGACCCAACACCAAGTCCTCTAGACCGAGCTGCGTGTGATAAATTAGGAATTCCGTGGTATATTTTTGGAGAAAATGACTCATGGATAAAATTGGAACCGAGCGAAAGAACTCATGAAATACTGGGAAGACCTTTCGTCTATGGCGTACATGATTGTTTCACTATCCTTCAAGACTATTTCGAGCCACAAGGAATAAACATTAAGCCATATGAGTATGAGTGGGAATTTTGGGAAAAGGGAAAGAATCTATATGTAGAGAATTTCGAGAGAGAAGGTTTTTCTGTAGTAACAGATAATAGCCTACAGGTAGATGACGTCATTTTAATGGCTCTAAACTCAGATGTTGCCAACCACGCAGGAATATACGTAGGACGTGGTAGAATGCTTCATCATGCACCAAACAGATTATCATGTAGAGACAACTATAATGGAATATGGAAACAAATAACCAGGCTTATAATAAGACATAAGAGTAGACAATGAGAAAAGTATATTTAGAAGGACCACTAGGTCAAAAATTCGGAGAAGAGTGGGAACTAGCAGTTAGTACTCCTTCCGAAGCACTTACGGCTATTATGGCACAGCGTCCTGGTATGCGTCAATTTCTTACTGCATCAGAAGGAATACAGGGGTATGAAGTACTCATAGATAATGAGCCTATAGATATGTTAGAAGAGCTAGTCATAAATGATGCCAGTCAAACGCAGTCTTATACTTTTGTACCAGTAATCGGGGGTTCAAAAAGCTCCGCACTTATGATGGTACTTGGAGTTACTCTTGTAGCTATGACAGGTGGTTTGGGAGCAGGATTTGTGCCTGGGTTTATGGGAGCTAGTACCGCAGGTGCAGCAACCGCAGGAACAGTAGCAACAGCAGCACAAGCTGCCGCAGTAACAGCCGCAGGTGGAACACTAGCAGCAGGGTCTACGATTGGTATAGGAGCCGCAGCAACTCTAGCCGGTACTTCATCAACAGCAATTTTAGCAACACAAGGACTAGGAATGTTAGGAATGGGACTACTATTGGGAGGAGCTGCAATGATGCTTGCACCAGATGTACCTGACGGATCAGCAGGAGAAGGTGCTGAAAACTATTTATTCGGTGGACCAGTTAATACAGTTAAACAAGGCGAACCAATACCTCTCGTGTACGGTAGAGCAATTGTTGGTTCAAAGACAATATCTGCTTCACTTTTTACAAACACATCAAGACAGAAACTAACAGCAGGAAGAAAGATGGTCGGTATACCAGACTTTAGAACAGACGGAAGTAAGTCAGGAACAAATCAAAATACAACTACTTATTCGTGGCAAGACCAGATTAATGTTAGAGGATTATAATGAGTAAATCTAAGTTAATAATGATTCGAGGATCCAAAGGAAAAGGAGGAGGCGGAACTACGTTTGAAGCAGACGATAATATGTTTGCAAGACAAAGTGCTGCTTTTATAGATGCTATTGCAGAAGGGCCGATTAAAGGTCTTGTATATGGAGACGGCTCTATACTTGTTGATGAGGTAAGACTAAGAAATGTTAACGTAGCCACAGGTAAAATTAGTGCCACTACAAACTTCAATAACTTTACTGTGCTAACCAAAAATGGAGACGCGGAGCAAGTAGTTGATGCAGATTTCTTTGCAGAATACCCAAGTGCAGCTTTTACTTCAGATATTGGAAGTGCAGAACTACTAGAGGGAGAACCCCAATATCATACTATCTCTAGCGGAACATTTGAAAAAACTCAAACTGACTATGTAAAAATTACTATGTCTACTACAGGTATGTCTAAAATTACTAAGACAGGAGATAACAAAGGAGACATCAATACTACTGTTGTTTACTTTACTATTGACTTTATGTGGACAGATATTAATGGAGTATCTAAATCTGTAAATGTATTTGATACTGGCTTTAATGGAAAGGTTAGTGGTAAGTATGCTCATACTTTTGGTTTTAATATTGAAAAGTATAAATCATTCATAGATGGGTATAATGGACTTACTGATTGGGCTTTAAAAGTTACAAAGAAAACTGCAAGTCCGCAAAGTTCTGATGCAGTTGAGATACAAAATGCAATATACATAGATAGCATAGAAGCTTCAATTGCCGATAAGTTAGAGTACCCTTATACTGCCTATGTAGGTGGAGTGATAGATGCGGAAGCATTTAGTAGCGTCCCTTCAAGAGGTTATGAGATTGATGGAAAACTCATACAAATTCCTAGTAATCATTTTCCAATTGACTATAATGGTAGAAAGCTTACTTTAAGTAATGCAAGTGCTTTTGCAGTCGGAGATATACTTGGTCAAACAGTAACTGCAAGTTCTATTGTAGCTTCCGGAACAGCAGACGAAGGTTTCACTGCAACCGTAACTGTACCAGCTCATGGCGTAGTTACTAATGAAACTTTTTCAGCAGAGATATTTACTTCAGCTTCTCAAGATGAAGAGTTTTATGAAGGAACTTTTGTATGTACAGCTACTTCTTCTACTACTTTTACTTATACATTAAATAAACCTTGGGACGAAACTGCGGACTCAGGAGCAGGCGACCATGCTACCCTAACCTCAACTACTTGTACTGGAACAAAGACAGTTAAGTTATTTGCGGGCGGTATAGTAGACAAAAAAGTCAGTAATACACTTTATGTCAGAAACGTAGCAGCTAGTAGTAGTGCTATAACAGGAACTATAACAAATGGTGATGGAGATTCAGGAACAATAACAGCCAGTTCTCAAGTTCTAATCCCAGCTAACTATAGACGTCATATAACTACTGGCGTAATGCAGACACAAGAGCAAGATTGGAACGGACAGTTTTACCAGTCTTGGTGTAATAACCCAGCATGGGTATACAATGATTTAGTTATTAACAAGATTTATGGATTAGGTAATTATCTTAGCCAACATCAAGTAAATAAATGGGAGTTATTCCAAATAGCTAGGTACTGTGACGAGCTGGTTCCAGCAGGTGTTGCAGCAGCAGACTTACTAAGTATACATTGTACATCAGATACCAACTATATCCCAAGCGGAAGTAGTGGGCAACACGAACCTAGATTTAGTGCAAACTTGGTAATTAGCGGAAAACAAGAAGCTTACAAAGTACTTAATGACGTAACAAGTATATTCCGAGGAATGACTTACTGGTTAAACGGAGAGGCTTATATTGTACAGGACTCAGAAAAAGATGCTGTGTACCAATTTACAAATGCTAACGTAATAAACGGAGAGTTTAAGTACGAAGGAACAGCAAACAAAACACGAACAAATTCTATTATGGTCAATTGGAACAACCCCCAAGACTACTATAGAAGTAGAACTGAAATTGTAGAACTAGAAGAAGTTTTACAAAAAGATGACGAATTTATAAAACCAGAGTCAACCACAGCATTTGGTTGTACTTCAAGAGGTCAAGCAAGAAGGTTGGGTAAATGGAAGTTACTCACAAATAATCTGAATACAAATACTGTAACGTTCGAAACTTCTTTGAACGCAGCCTTTTTGCGACCTGGCGATATTGTACAGGTTATTGACCAAAACAAAGAAGGAAAGTCTTGGGGCGGAAGAGTTTCTTCTAGTTCTAGTACTACAGCAGTTAACATAGATAGAGCTTTCTCAATAGAGACAGGGTATGTTGCAGCAGACTATAGACTTACTGTAACTCATGTAGACTATCAAGGATTACTAGCACAAGACCAAGCTACAATTGGTGGAACAGCATATGTACGAGGACAATCAATCCCAAGTATAGCAAGTGAAGAAGATGCTGCTAAACAACAAGATGACAGCAACAACTTAGTATTTATTCAGTGGACACCGTATACTTACACAGAAACTCAAACTTTAAGTGGCACAAGTAATGGCGGAAAAACATTAAGCGTAGGCTCAGCATACGACTCTGCTCCTGACCACGAAGCTATCTGGGTAATATCTAGAGCAGCTTTACAGACAGGTAAAACAAAACAAGAAGCTAAATTATTTAGACTAATAAACTCAGTTGAAAAAGATAGAAACTTATACGAGATAACAGCACTAGAATACAATGCTAGTAAATTTGATGCAATTGATAAAAATGAAGCACTAACACAGTACAGGACGATATACTTACCCGACAGTTTTAAAGACGTTCCTGCTGTAACAGACATTGATGCGGACCCCGTAATCAAAGCTTCAAGTACTGGAGGTACGGTTAACTCTTTAACAATAACCTGGGATCCAGCTACTAATGCCGATGGTAGTCTTTATTCTTCACTTAGAGAGTACCAAGTAGAGTACTCAAAGGATAATGAGAAATACCTAGGAGTAGGTAATACTCCTAATACTTCTATAGAGTTACTTGCAGATAATATTTTAAGTGGCACTTACTATTTTAGAATCTATACTATTAGTTTAAATGGAGTACGAAGTGATTACACAGATAGTGGAGCAATAAATATTGACTTCAATAGAGCAGTAGGGCCAGCAGAAGGAAGCATAGGTACCAGTAATCATTTTATAAACTTTATAGGAAATATAAGTGGTGGATTTAGTTTAGGTGCAGGCACAATAAGTTTTTCTCCTGCTAACTACCAACACAATGACGGCAGAAATGAACATGCAGTTACTGGTCAAGCACAGCTAGACTTTACTGGTTTAACAGGAAGTAACTCAGATAATAATGGTGCAAATACAGGTTATGTATTCTTTGACCATTCTGCAAATACATTTAAAGCAATTGCATTTGATACAGTATCTGGACAGTTTTACCCTGTAGGAAGTAGTGTGTTTGCTACTGCAACAGGAACACTCACAGCAAGTACTAGCGCTTCACCTAGAAAATTCACAGGATTAGACAGTACAAACTTTGATGGTGAACTTGCAGTTGGAAACGTATTCAAGTATACTAAAGGTAGCAATACACGATATCATAGAGTAAAACGTTTTACAAGTGACTCTGAACTATTCACTTTCCAACCTACTAGGGATACTATTGTAAATGGCGATAACCAAGCGTTCTCAAAACCTAATTTCTTAGCCGACTACAAAAATGATACAATCATGGGTAAAGTTGTCAAAGACGGTAGTAATGCATATACTTTACAAACCTTTGGCTCCTCACAAGGAGAGCCAGGATATAGTGTATTTGGTACTAATGAGTCTCATACTTTTGCTGCAAGTGCTACAGGTACAATTACACAAAGCAACTACACAGCATATACTTGTGACTTTACAGTAAAGAAAGGATCAACAGCATACGCGTATGCAGCTAGTGGAACTGCACAGAATACATTTGGTATAACTTTTGTAAGCAAGGTAGGCTTTGCAAATAATGCAGATATAAATATTAGTGGTGCAGGACAGATTACTATTGATGATAACTCTTTAGATTCAGTATCTTCTGGTTCAGTAACTCTTAGAATTACAGACTTATCTAATGGTGAAACAATTACCGATAGAGTACTCTCCTTTGCAAAAGCAAATGCAGGAGTAAACGGAACAGGCTCAAGTGCTGTAACAATTAAGCTACTAGCTAATAAGCATGTAGTTCCTTATACACAAGCAGGTACAGAATCTACTACAATTATATTAAGTACTGAAGTTCAAAATGGTTCAGAATTAAGTGGCGATGCATACTATGATTTTGATGTAGATACTAATAATAATGGTACTTTTACACCTAAGCAAAACACAACTACAGGCACATTTACACTTGCGGACGCAGACGAACCAGCTAATGGAGACCTAGTAATAATTAGAGTTCGATTAAGAGATGGTGCTACTGACGGTACTGTAATAGCAACTGATATAGTTACTGTATATGGAGTCAAAGATGGTACTGATGCGTACACAGTTATTAACAGTAATAATGCGCACACTCTTCCAACAACAACTGCTGGTGCAGTAACTCATACAGGCTCAGGAACAGACATACGAGTATTTAAAGGAAGCACCGCATTAACAGCTACTACAGGCACACCAAGTTCAGGACAGTTTAAAGTAACTGTCACTAGCGACACAAATATAACAGTTGATAGTTCCCCAAGTATTGTAACAAAGACCACAACTAACGATACTGTAAGATTCAGTGATCACAGCGGTATGTCAGCAAATACGGCAGAAATAGAATACGCAGTACTCTGCGAGAGTATACAAACAGTTACTACCTCACAGACTTTCAGTAAGTCACAACAAGGAGCAACAGGTGGAGCAGGAGACAATGCTAAAATAGTAGTAGTTACTCCAAGTGCCCAAATATTCTTTCAATTATTCTTTGCAGAAGGCGAATCAGGGTTAGGCGGATCAAGTGGCTTTTCAAAAATAGTATCTCCTGCTTCGATTACAATTAGAGGCTCAACATCAAATACAACAACAAACGGTGTTTGGTCAACAAGCGCGGGCACACTAACTAGTATAGATAACGCTCACGCAGCTCCAAGTTGCGTAGTTACTTCTGCAAATGTAGTAGATGGTATGACTGTTACTTATACACTACATGCTAATGATGGAGGTGCATCAGATTCTACCACACTAGAAATTGTCGATGGTTTAGATAATCAGATAACTCCACTACTTACAAACGAAGCTCATGTATACCCTGCAGCAACTAACGGAGCTGTTTCTGATATAACAGGAAGTGGCACAGATATTAAAGTATTCGAGGGGTCAACTCTACTCGACTTTTCAACAAGTACTGCTACTAGAGGTAAATACAATGTTAGTATTTCTGGAAATGGCAGTCTTAGTGGCACAGGAGCAATAAGCTCACAAGGAAGTGCCCCACTACGATTTGCACGTGTAGCTAACCATACTCCTGCAACAGCAACAGATTTATATTCAATAGTTTATACCATATCAGGTAAAACTGGTGCTAATAAAAGTTTTAGTTTTAGCAAAGTACAAAGTCTTACTAAATCAAAAACAGGAGTCGACGGAACACCAGCACAAAACCAAAGGCAACCAAGTATATTTAGAAAAAATAGTTCTACTATATCAGCAAGTTCAGGAACTTTTGCTGATCCATTAAGTGGAAACAGCAGTTGGTCATTTAGTGTTCCAGCAATTACTACAAATGGTGATGAAGTATATGTAGCAACTCGTATTTTTACAAGTGATGGACAAAGTCCGCAACAGTCAAGCTGGTCAACCCCCGCAGTCTACGCTGAAAGAGTAGATGGAACTACAATTACAAACCAGGGAATAAGACAAGCTAATTTATATAAGAAAAATGATACTTCTTTAACCAGCACTACAGCAGGTAGTTTTGCAAATCCATTAACAGGAAATACGGACTGGTCTTTTTCAGTCCCAGCTTTAAGCGCAAATGGAGATATTGTATATGTTGCAACAAGAACCTTTACTAGTGATGGAGCGAGCCCGCAAGATAGTGCATGGTCTACTCCTGCAATATATTCACGACGAACAGACGGAGGGCCGGGTCCAACAGGGCCTAGTGGAGCTTCTTCACACGTAGCGTATTACTTACAGAGTGGGTATAATCCACCTGCTACGCCGAGCTCAGGAACAGACACGACTCCAGGATCATGGACAGCTACTGTTCCAACAGCTGCTGCTGGCAAGAGTATCTGGTTTATAAATGGGACAACCCCCGCAGATAGTTCTACCATTACATGGACAGCTCCACAATTTTATTTAGGAGACTTTGACTATACTTTACCAGGCATATTTAGTGGAGAATTTAATTTAAATTTAGGTTCATCAGGATTAGGAGTCTTAGGATTAACTAACAATAATTACCTAAACTCTCAAATAATATTACCTACATTTACAACAGGTACTACTGTACCGAATAATAATACTACTCCAAGTCCAAATCCTCTGGCTTCTCAATACACAAGAACGGGACTAACACCAAATGAGTTATATATAAGTAATGGCACAAGTTGGGTACTACAGTCTGTAAATTCAAACAATACTTATTCTGCAGGTGACTTTAACATAACAGACTTAGGAGGATTTACTGAAGGAGGCTACGCTAACGATCAAATATCTTTAAGTGGGCTAGGCTATACAGGGGCAACAGACGCAAACAAATATGTGCTTCCTACTGGAGTACCGACAGGAGTTTCTAAGTCTGGAGAGACAATCACATTTACTAGAGGTGCGGGTGGTAATGTAACTTTAACAAACACAGACACTCAGTATTCTGCAAGTGACTTTAACATAACAAGCTTAGCAGGTTATACTGCGGCAGCTTATGCGAATGCTTCAGTTTCTATTACTGATGCAATGTTAGCAGGTAGTTCTACAATTACAAAAACAGCAGACTTTGAGTTTAATAGTATTGGTGTATCTACCGGTTCGGCAGTTAGTTCCTTCAACACAACAGACGGCTCTAGCTATACTGCAAATAACACAACAGGTACAATCACAGTTGACCACCCATTAGATAGTGTATCTTCTCAAAGTTGTACTTATACATGGCTTAGAGATGGCGACAATGTTCGAGCAAATACAGGCTCGGGTAGTGAAGGATTTGCACTTACAAATACAGGTACAGGAGCAGATGCATGGTCATTTAGTCCAGCTACCTTTACTGCTGCAACAAATAAAAGTATTACTGTTACACATACGCAAAGCGGACTTACAGTTACAATGAGTTGTTTTATTATTGATACAAGTTCTTCTGGAGGCGGCGGTGGAGGCGGCGGTGGAGGCGGCGGAGGCTGTTTCCTTCCTGGCACTCTCGTAGACTTAGAAGAAGGACAACAAGCTATCGAAAGTTTAAAAGTAGGACAAAACATAAAAGGCGGTACAGTTACTAAGAAAGAATCATTTGAAGTTGATTATTGGTACAAGCTAAATGATATACAGATTACAGCAGGACACCCAGTATGGATAGAAGATAAAGGCTGGTCTTGTATTGACCCAGGAGAGTACTATAGGGAACATCAGTTATTTGGTCATAAAATAGAACTAGAGCCTAAACAAATAGAAATAGGCGATATGACTACTAATGGTTCTATAGACATAATTAACAGAATTGACGAAAAACAAACTGTATGGAATATTACAGTTGATAACAAACACACCTATTATGTAGACGGCATGTTAGTACATAATAGTAAAGACTAGGAGATAGCATGGCAACAACAACAATATGCACAGCAAGTAATGGGTGGAAGTTTAGACCTCTTACAGAAACTGCGTCAGATCAAGACTTCTTTATGAGATGTTGGAAAGACTTTCCACAAGGAAGTAAAACATACATAGCAAGACTAAATAGATTTAGTAGAATGTTATTAAACAATGACAACTTCAATGAAACAAATATACATACATATACAGGAGAGAATCTCCAAATAGCAACTTATGTTTCAGAAAAAGATGGCACAGCTATAGGAACTAGCACTTGGGTATTCGGAGCAGAAGCAGGTAAGATGAATGTAAGATTTGGAATAGTTGACCCTACACATAGAGGTAAGGGATATTTCTCAGATCATAATATAATGACACTAGGAATGATGGAGAGATGGAATCTTACACACATAAACGCGTGGTTTCAAGCTCCTGGTAACGCTGGGCACAATACCGCAGTATCTTCAACAAGAACAAAATGGGACGACTTAGGGTTTGATTTAACAGGAACCACAACGACAAGTCCGGGCGACTTTCACTTAGAAGCTCAAAACCTAGAATACAACGAAGCTACTATAGCACAATATAGAACTTTGAAAGCGGGAGACTCAGACTGGTCTTCAGTAACTTGGGCATACTCTTAATCTAGAGAAAACCACCACCACTAATTTTTGGTTATTTTTCTGTGAATTGAATAAATAGAGCTAGAGCATACCAAAATTACTGACGTTCCAAATTTAGTTCTTGACATTTCCATAGATTTTTAGTATAATTTAACAATAGGAGTATAATATTTAATTATGGCAGCAGGAACTTACGATATCGTTATTGACCAAGGATCTGATTTCTCTATTCAAATAGCGTTATCAGAGGACGGATCAGCATTACCCATCGCTACACATACAGCGAGGGCACAACTTCGCCCTTCCCCAACGTCTGGAACAAAGACAGCGACTTTCACTTGCACCATAACTAATGCTTCCGGTGGTACATTAACTATGCAATTAGGTAATTCAATCACTGCAGGTATTGCTTCAGGCAAATATTATTACGATTTAGAATTAGTAAATACACAAAATAGCACAGTAACACGATTACTACAGGGTGTAGCGAGAGTTACTCCAGAAGTCACTAGATAATGGCAACTACTCTAACAATAACACCTCAAACTACAGCAATAGGAGTAACTAATAATACTACTACTATTCAGATTTCAGCAGCGATTGCTGGAGCGGCAACAGATGCACAAGGTATTACTTTTTCAAACGCTGCGAGAACGATCTCAACAGCGTCCACAGTAGAGCAGGCACTATTACAGTTATCTGATCAACTTTGGGTACAAACTACAGCGCCAACTGCAGGTACAACCAACCTAGCAGAAGGTGACTTTTTTTATGATACTGACGATAATCAGTTAAAGATCTATAGAGAAACGTCAACGGGAACATTTAATTTCGTTCCAGTAATGATTGGTAACGATTCAGCGGACTCAGACACTATAGACGCAGGGAGCTTTTAAGCTCTAACAGGAAACAATAATGGCACAAGTAATAAAAATTAAACGAAGTAATAGCACTTCCGCACCGGGTTCTCTTGGTGCTGGTGAGTTAGCATATTCTTCTAATAGTAATAAGCTATTTATTGGTCACCCTTCCTCTAGCGCAGTAACTGCAATCGGCGGTGCTCTATACGTTGAAATGTTAGATCACGCGGCTGGTACGCTAACAGCAAGTTCAGCAGTAGTAGTTGACGCTAACAGTAAGATAGACCAATTAAAGTCAGGCAACATAGTTGTAACTGGCTCTAGCAATACAATAAGCACGTCATCAGGTAACTTAACTCTAGCAGCGACAAGTAATTTAGTACTTACGCATGGTGGAACACTTGACCTTGATGGACAGGCAAACTCAATCACAATGCCCGATAATAATGCGGCAGCGATTGACTTCAAAGAAGCAGGAAATTCATACCTTAAATTTGTAACTACCAACTCTAGCGAGAAAGTAGTTGTAGGAAAAGATATGGACACAGGTACAGTAAACGTAACTAGTGGAAACTTCTTAGTAGGCACAAACAAATTAACAGTAGCATCAGGTTCTGGTAATACAGTAGTAGCTGGTACAATGAATGTACAAGACGCAGTTGATTTAGATTCTACACTTAATGTAGATGGCAATACAACTCTAAACGGTAATGTTACTTTAGGTAACGCAGGTGCAGACACCGTTACTGTTACAGGTACTGCAACATTTACACCTTCAGCAGACTTTGATGGAGGCTTTACAGTAGCCGGTTCACAGACTGTGGACATGGGTACTAACAGAGTAACTAACGTAGGTACTCCAACAGCAAGTACAGATGCAACTACAAAAGCATATGTCGATAGTGTTAAACAAGCACTCGATATTAAAGACTCAGTTAAATTAGCTTCAACAGCTAATATAGTAGCAACATATAACAATGGTGCAGGAACTCTTACATATGACGCTACAGGCGTTCAAGCAGTTGATGGTGTTAACTTAGCACTTAACGATAGAGTTCTTATTAAAGATCAGACTACTCAAACACAAAATGGTCTATATAAAGTTACAACCGCTCCAGCAGTAGGTGTAGCAGGTATACTAACAAGAGGAATAGACGCCGACTCAAACGATGAAGTTTCAGGCGGAATGTTCTGTTTTGTAGAAGCAGGTTCAAGTAACGCAGACAATGCATACGTTCTTACTTCAGTAACAGGAACAGCAACTCTAGGAACAAGTAACTTAGTATTCACACAGTTCTCAGGAGCAGGTCAAATTGATGCAGGTAACGCCCTTACAAAAACAGGGAATACTCTTGCAGTAGATGTAGACAATAAAACAATTTCACATAATAGTGGAGCAAACTTAAGTCTAAAAGGTATTTCAGCAACAGCTAATGGAGATCTTCTATATGGTGCCGGTGGTGCCAATGGCGGTTATGCTAAACTATCAATAGGTTCATACGACTCAACGAACAGCGTAGGACAATTACTCCAAGTAGGAGCGTCCTCTACAGTCGCATGGTCTAATACACTAGATGGAGGTACTTTCTAGTGGCACAAGTAATTAAAATTAAAAGGTCAGAATCATCAGGCGCTGCTCCGAGTTCTAGTGATCTAGCAACTCATGAGATAGCTATGAATGTGGCCAACAAAAAGATTTATACTAAAGACTCAGGTGGAAATATAGTAATAGTAGCTTCTCATTCAGAAGCTATTGCTACAGAAGATGACATCTTAGCACTTAGTATAGCATTAGGATAGCAACATGGCATCAGCATTTAAAACAGTAACATCAGTTAATGTAGGCACTTCTTTAGCAAGTGTTTATACCTGCCCTTCTAATACTACATCAACCGTTATTGGTTGTTATGTATGTAACCAAAGTGGAGGAATGATCGAAGCTACAGTAGAGTTTTTTGACTCTAGTGCATCTCATCACGCCACGATAATTAAATCAAGTCCCATACCAAGTGGTACTTCGGTTGTAGTTATAGGTGGTGACGGTAAAGTTGTTTTAGAAGCAGGTGATATTATCAAAGTACAATCAAACGTTGCAAGCTCGATAGATGTAACTCTATCGTATCTGGAGCAGACATAACATGGCACTCATAGGAAAGGAAAATCACTTAGTCTCCACGCTTGAGGCAAACGCAGTAGGGACTACAGAAATTGTAAGTAACTCTATTACTGCGAGTGAGATCGCTGGGAATGCAGTCGGCTCATCAGAAATTGCAGCAAACGCGGTAGGAACAGCGGAGGTAGCAACAAATGCTATTGCCGCAGCACAATTACAAGCATCAGCCGTTACGGCAGTAGCAGATAACTCAATTGACGGAGCAGCTATAGCTTCTAACTCAGTAGACTCAGCTCAGCTAGTATCAGGCAGTATAGACACTATACATATTGCAGCAATTCAAGTAACAGCGGCTAAACTAGCAACTGACTCAGTAACTACAGTTAAGATAGCGGCAAACGCTATTAACAGCGTAAAAATGGCAACTAACTCTGTAGTAACAGAAACACTTGCACAAAACTCAGTCACAGCAGTACAAATTCCAAGTGGAACTATTACAGCAGACTTAATGGCAGCAGATTCAGTAGACTCTAGCGAATTAGTAGACGGTAGTATTGATACTGCCCATATTGCAAATGCACAAGTAACAACAGCTAAATTAGCAGCAAATGTTATTACTACTAACTACATTGCACAAAATGCAGTTACAGCTCATCATATAGCTGATGGAAGCATTACAGTCACACAGCTAGGGGCTAACTCAGTAGACACCGCAGAACTAGTAACTGGTAGTATAGATACTCTACATTTATCAGCAACTTCAGTAACTGGTGCAAAAATAGCCAACAACGCTATTTTAACTCAGCATATTGATGACGACCAAGTAACAGGGGATCAAATAGCCTCTAACTCAATAGACAGCGCAGAGCTAGTAACTGGTAGTATAGATACTATACATATAGCTGATGGCGTTGTAACAACAGACAAACTAGCCGATAATGCTATTACGGCAGCTAAACTCCCTTCCGGAGTTGTAGTTTCAGACCATATAGCTACTGGCACAATCGTAACAAACGATTTAGCAGACAACTCTATAACTTCAGCAAAAATAGTAAATGGAACAATCGTAACAGCTGACATAGCAGACAACTCTATTACAGCAGCTAAAATTCCTGACGGAAGTGTTACTCTTACACAGCTAGGAGCTAACTCAGTAGATAGCGCGGAACTTATTACTGGTAGTATAGACACTATCCATATCGGCGCACTTCAAGTAACAACAGCTAAATTAGCGGCAGATTCAGTAACAGCGGCAAAAGTAGCAGATAATGCTATTAACGCAGTTGGAATGGTTGCTACTGGTTTACTAACAGCAGACCATTTAGCAGCAAACTCAGTATCTACATCAGAAC